AAATCATCATTAGTCAAACTCTGGTCTATTTTAAGTAGCTCCGTAATTGGAACTACTTTTATTTCACCCCAATAAAAACAATCTTTAAAGTGTGGGTCTTCTGTGTAACTATATACTATATTTGCAGGGTCAACATACTTAACTTCTACTCCAGAACCTGGCAGGAATTCATGCTTTGCACAGCCTATCCCCAGTACAGTTAAGTCGTAGTCAATTCTTTTACGAGCATCCGAATAGTGATTTTCTTGAAACATAGTGTCGATAGCTTCTTCCTCGGCTATCTCAATTGCAGGCTTGTAATTAAGCTGCATATATAATGTTAGTTCTTCATCGTTTTCAGGAAGAGAATCAGGGTCCATTGTAAATGGGTCTGCTCCTGTCATGTCTTTAATATCTAAGAGTATGTCTTTAGCCGCCATCTGACCTTCAATCATATCTTGATATTTACTTCTTTTACCTTGGGATAATGCGTCTTGAGCATAAGCCTTTACCTTAAAGAGTCTGTCAGACATTCCATTAACTACAATATCTACAAACTTAGGGAGTATAGGGACAGGAGTCCAATCTAAATTAAGATAAGATAAGTCTCCGTCTACAGCTAATTCATTTTTATATTTACCTACTGATTGTTCTCCTCTCGCATATAAACGTAATCTGTGAAATTCTCGCCATTGGTTATAATAACGACAGCCATTGCCATCTTTTCTAAACCACTCATACTGTATTGCCTGCCCTATCTGTAAGCCAAACTCATCAGTGGCTTTTTCGGCATCTGATACAAATTGACTAGGAAAGCCTACAGATGAAATATTTACTTTAACTTCTTTCATCTATCTAATTAAATCGCTCGTTAATCCCTTATTGGTATACCTTGCAAAGTTAATGGAAATTTTTGAGCTTTTCTTTTCAGGTGTATACAAATGTTTTTGGCAAGCCATTATAGCTAATCCACTACTAATAGAAGCATCAAACTTAGTTCTGTTACCTATATCGAACTTAGCCCAATCTTCTAATGTTCTAGCAAACGGCATAAACCCCATTAAATCAGAGTCTCTAAAAGTTCCTTCAATATCTAGACCAATATACTTTTCTATATATGATTCTATTGCAGAGGCGTGTGCTTGTTTAATATCCTCACTGGAGTTTGGTATACCTCCTAATTCCTTTTCTGTTCTTGATAGTTTGTTAAAAATCTTATCAGGTCTGTTCATGCTAAAAGCCCTATACCCTCTATTTTTAAAATGATATAAAAGTCTAGGTTTATTATTCTCTACAAGTATTGGCATTCCATAAAAAACACAAGCCATTAATACTTCTTCAAAAAATATTTCAGCTGTTTGAGGTCTTGCTACGTATTCTAAAAAGAACTCATTACTTGGAGCTTCGTCCATGTTAAATTTAGTTAAACCATGAAGTGCTCCGTTTGAACCTCTTCCGCCTACAGTTCCAGATATATCATAGCTATCACAACCAAATGCTCCTAGGTGTTCATTCCCTGGCATTTTTTTACCATTCCTATTTATAACTCTATTCTGTAGGTTTTTATTAGGAGTCCAAGAAACAAGGAATCTTCCTCTATTGTTAGGAGTCCATATAACTTTAGAATCTTTTATCCCATCTTTCCATGAGAAAGAGCCTCTTGTTAAATGATGCTCTTTAATTGTAGAATCATTGTAATCAATTTGCTGATATATCTTAGTTAAATTAAATAAGGATTGTTTACTTTCATCCCTAAACGCATGTGACTCTGTCCTTGGGAATTGTCTATAAAATTCATTTAAAGCATCTGGGTCTTTCTTAAGACTATCCACTTCGTTTTGCCAATAATTTATTGCGCCTTGTTGGATTATACTATTATCAATCCCTATAACAGGCTTACTGTTGGTGTTTATATGCATAACAGGCAAACCATATCTATCTATAAATCCTTCCATATTCCATTCCATAGGGATGAAAAGTGAATATAGTCCGCTTTTGGTTTGACCATTGGAGTTTCTTAACTTTACATCAGAGTCTTCATAAAGCTTTTTAAAGTTGTCACCTCCTTTACTTAAAGCATTAGAGGTAGAGCCCATCATGCATTTGCCTATAATTTTACTACCTAATCTTAAACAAGTCTTAGTGACCCTCCAGTTATTTAATATATTATTTGGCTTGAGCCACTTTCCACTTTCATCATGAACTAGTAGTAAAAGTTTTTCACCATCATAAGAGTTATCGTCAGTATTCTTCCAGTCAATAGTTGTATCCAATCCATCTATATCCTCCTCAGAGCCATACATATTTTTCTTTGTTATCTTAGAGGCAGGAACCCTGTACGCAAGCTCTGTCTTAGGTTTATCCATACCATCCTGAATAGGTTTAAAAAAGAATGGTAGTCTATTAGCTATAGGCACAACCTTATCGGTAAACATTTTCTTAGCGTCTGCTCCTGTTTTAGATAGTATTCCAACCCTTGAATCTTTTGCAAGTGTTCCTATATTGACACTTTCTGAAGAGCCCATAAAAGAAAATCCTGAACGTCTTATCTTTAAATAAGTCATCCCAAAACTTCTGTTATCAGCTTTACACGCTTCCCAAAATAAATAAAATATTCTATTAGCTTCTCTATAATCTGGGTAACCCACATCAATAGAAGTCCATTGCAGATACATGTAGTGAGCTCCACTTATATAAGTAGGTACTCCGTTATTCATAAACCAATGGCCTAACTCTCTACTGTCAAACTCATTCTCAATGTAATCAACCCAGTTGTTTTTAAATTGACTAGGCATTTCATTCCACTGAAATATTGATTTAATTTTACTAAGAGGTTTGGGAATATCTATTCTTTCCCAGTATTGCTCAGATTTTTTCTTTGAACGTGAATGTATTTTTTTTGGTTGTTTAGGTAAACCAATAATAAGACCCTGTATATTAATTATATTTTCAATTTCTCCTGTTTTTGAAATTATAACCAAATCATATTTCTCGTCATATCCATACTTCCAACTTTTATTTTTGTTCTTATTGGTGAGTACGGCTTTAGGTACGTAATCTTGTACCACTTTATACATTTCGTTATCTTGACCTTCGTTCTGCAAACCCTTGTTTTGTATCTACTTTGTTATTACTTTCTGCTAAATCTAAAGCCTCTTTTTCTAACTCTATTCTGCTTAGTATTTCAAACGCATCAAATATTGCTAGTTTTTTTGTAGCCGCTGCATTCTTTAACCTGTCTGCAGAAATATCATCTTCTGGGTCAGGCTTTATAATATCTTCTTTAGCGACCTTTATTAGCTGCTCTACAGCCTTTCTGGCAGCAGATATAATATCAAGTTTCATTTCTTTATTTGACTTCATAGAATCATTGTTATTTGATGGTCAAACATTCTATATAGCTTCTCTCCATCAACCTCAAACTCATATTCACTTTCAGGCTTAAATGAAATTAAATCTCCTTTTTTTACGCCTTGATTTATCAATGTAGTATTGGGGTAAATCATCTCTGCGACTAAAGGTTCTTCTTTAGTGTTTTTAAATATAATAGATTCTTTTGTTTTTATTGGTTTAACATAACAATATCTGTCATGACAAAACCATTGTGTTCCATTCTGGTACATAAAAAACTGGTCGTTATCAACTAGAAATAAATTATCTTTTAAAAAACTCTTACCACTTTTTCTTCTTCCCTTAATATCGTTGTAGAATTTAAAAACATTGTGATGAACAAGAAGAGTATCTCCTACCTTTATAGGGCCACAATAGTTTATAGGTAATGCTTTTACTTCAGCATACCTATTGGAGTACCTGACATCTTCTTCTGATGAGCTTACTAAAAAATCAATACCTCCAATATTTTTAGTATTGGAGTATCGCTTATTTTCTTTTGGTGTAACTATAAAGTCTGTTGGTGATTTCAAAAGTTTATATTGTATTCAATGGATACAGGCATAGTGGAACTAAACTCTTTCCAAAGAATAACAACATCATTATCATCTATGTATATTTTGTAGGATTGGAATTCAGAATCATATTTAATTAAATGAATTCTATGCGTTCCGTTTAGAACTTCTTGGCCTACTAAATAATGCATAGCTCCAGATTTATAATCTGGGCCGACTGATATTTTTCTTATATCCATTATATTTAATTTTATTTATATTTTTATACGTCTTTAAGAAATCTAATGTACGCAGCACGATTTGCACCATTAGCTCCGTCAAAACCTGAAATTAGGAAAGGGTCTACTGCACCAACAGACCAATATCTTAGAATATCCCAGTTTCCTGATTGTGATATAGTGCTTGTCCAGATGTATTCTCTAGTTGTATCTTCAACGAAGAAAACTAGATTAGATGATAACGCACCACCCCCATATCCATTAAGGTTGAAATCAGCATCTCCTAATTCGGTTGTATCGGTTAATCCAGCCCAAATTCCTGGGTTAGAACCATATCTATTTTGATTAGGAGAACTATCATTACATGGGTTGTTTGATATTACTTGCCACTCTGGCGAAGTCGGAAGTCTAAATCCTGTTGGTGGCTGTATTTGTCTTGCTGCAAATTGATTATATAAAAGACCTCTTTCGCTGTTATTAGAGTCAAAGTTCCAGTATGCAGCTACTGGAAGTCCAGCGTTATGCTGAGCATAGAATTCAGTAGCATTTGTAGCAATAGGAATAGTCCCACCTGATGTTGTATCGGTTATAGTTGAATTTTCATCAGTAAATACAAAATCACAAACTGTAGTTTCACCTGGGCTAGGAGGTGGTGTTGGAGTTGATTGTATTTCTTTAAATACAAAAGATATTGCTAGCTCTCCAGTATTTGGAGTTAAAGCTCCTGTTTCTTCTCCAACAACAGCTATATTATCAAACTGTCCAACAGTTATAGCACTAGATGAAAGGTCAACTTGTCCTGAAACATAAGTTCCATTGTCACTATTGTCTATTACAAATATATCAGATATTGGTGTATAGTTTGAAAAATCAGCACTAGTATTGTTTGTTATTTTTCCTATAGAAAATTTAATGTCAGTTCCTACAGGAACAGATACTGTATTCTCTCCCATCCAAACCCACGTTACGGCTTCTAGTTTAAGATTTAAAGGAACTCTCCATAAAGGTATCTGAGTAGGCCCTGTTACGTTTGACGTCCACTCCATAAAATCATGGCCATTAGTTTGACTACCCAAGTTGTTTACCATACCATTTATGATATACTTGTTTTCTACTCTTTGAGTTTCAATAACATTACCTGCAGAATCTACCGATAAATTGTAAACATCATTACCAACTACATTTCCACTTCCATAGGTTGGTAGTTTGTATTGACCACCTTTTTTTATTTCTAAAGCGTTTGATTGACTAGTTGAGTCTTTACCGTTACCAATCGTCACTAAGTTGTCAGCTTCGCTCCATGTATTAACACTACCAGGTAGTGGAACATTATATGAGCCTATTACTATTTGTCTAAAATCAGTAGCGTTTAAATGTGAACCGATTGCATACGACTCCTCTCCTGCGTTTTGGTTACCTTTACCAATAGAAAAAGACTGTGCTGCTGTTCCATTTATTTGATTTCCTTTACCAATTGCAAAAGAACCAGAGCCATCTACAATATTAAGTGCGCCCATTGTAAATGAACCGACTTCTTTAGATTCATTGTCTTCACCGAAGGAAAAAGAACCAGCTCCAGATGCTGTGGTTGTACTGAATGTTCCGAAAGCAAAAGAGTTATCTCCACTTGCTTCTGCATTTGAACCATAAGCTTGTGCCTGCTCACCTGAAGCTATGTTTGCATAACCTATAGCTACAGAAACCTCTCCATCTGCTGTAGAAAGTTGACCCATAGCAGTAGAAAATTTTCCACTTGCTGTTGTTTGACTTCCCATTGCTGTTGATGCTTCCCCACTTGCAGTTGTTGCAAGTCCTGATGCAAAAGATGAAGAAGCACTTGCTTGTGTTGTATTATTTAATGCTGTAGAGTAATTACCACTTGCTGTTGTGTTTGCTCCCATTGCTACAGAACCATCTCCTGAGGCTTCAGTTTGTAAACCCATTGCAGTTGAATTATCTCCACTTGCTTCTGTGCTTTGTCCACTTGCTGTAGAAATCTTTCCACTTGCTACTGTGCCATCTCCCATTGCTGTGGAAATCTCTCCACTTGCTGTTGTGTCATTTCCCATTGCTGTAGAACCATCTCCTGAGGCTTCAGTTGCACTTCCTATTGCTGTAGAAGTATTTCCTGTAGCTTCAGTTCCACTTCCCATTGTTGTAGAGGAAATACCACTTGCTTTGGTGTTTAGGCCCATTGCAGTTGAATTATCTCCACTTGCTTCTGTGTCTTCCCCTAAAGCAACTGCTGCTGGTCCGCTTGCTTCTGTTCTGTTTCCTATTGCTACAGAAACTGTATTAGATGCTTCTGAGCCATTACCCATTGCTAATGAAATAGTACCGCTTGCTTCGGTGTTTTGGCCTATAGAAGCTGAATAATTACCAGTTGCTGCTGAGCCATTACCCATTGCTATAGAAGTATTTCCAGTTGATTGTACTGCAACTCCAATTGCTAATGAATTATTACCACTTGCTGTGGTGTTTTCTCCACTTGCAAAACTATGGTTTCCGCTTGCTACTATATTTTCTCCTCCAATAGCTAATGAATTATCACCACTTGCTGTTGCGTTGTTTCCTATTGCGACACTAACTATGCCATTAGCTGATGATTCAAAACCCATTGCAATAGAATAATCTGCAGAAGATGCAACTTGATTATCAGTACCCATTGCAACAGAACTAAGCGCAGATGAATCATTACCCTCGCCTAAGGCAATAGAATTAATTCCTTTAGCAATGTTACGTACACCCATTGAAATAGAAAAATCTCCCTGAGATTCATTATTACCCCCATAAGAAAAAGATTGGTCCCCAGAGGCTTCACTAGCTTTACCACCTGCAAAAGAGTTATCTCCACTTGCTTCGGTGTTTTGTCCAAACGCATTAGCAAAATTACCAGAAGCATCTGAATTTAACATGTCGTTAAAAACTAATGAATAATCTCCATCGCCTCTTAATATATCACCATCTCCTAATTCAGATGGGCTAGTCCATATAGCAAATCGGTCTTTTGTTCCACCCCCTGTTAATACAGATGAGTTGTCAATCTTATCCCAAAATATGTTGTCGTTTAAATCTTCAGAGATAATAGCCCAATCACCAACTTCCCAGTCAGTAATAGTTCCACCACCTTGTGTATTTAAAGGAGTAGCACCTGCTACAGATACTATCCAGTATTTTCCTGTATTTGCAGGAATTAAAGGAACGCTAAATAAATCAGGTGAATTTAAATCTGCATCCCATGCTCCTTGAAATTCTAGTCCAGAACCTTGGTAGTTTTGCCATTCGACAGTACCATCGGTTTGAGAAACTAAAACTTGTTCTCCTGTACCTATATTGTTATTTGCATCGTAAACTTCAGACGCAAAATAAATTCCTCCATTTACATTTACTAATCCATTTGCAAATGTTTCTTTTCCAATAGTTACATTTTCAGCAACGCTTAAACTACCAACACCACTTCCGTTATCTAAATAAACTATTGTGCCTGCTGGAGATTCACATGGGTCTTTTGAAGTAATAGTAGCTGTGTCTTGATAAAATAAGGAATTAACTAACTTAAAAGATTCCTGTCCTGCTATGTCTGCAGTAAATATAGGTAATCTATAAGAACACCCATCAAAAGCTTCGTCAATAACAAATTCAGCAATACCTCCTAAGGTAAAAGTTTTTGTCTGCCTTTCAATTGGTGTTGAATTGGCAGCAGTTCCTATTAAATAATCCTCAGCCTCAATTGGTGATTGATTTGGATACGATAAAGTATTGCTAATTTTTGCCATGTTTTATTCTTTTTTCTCGGTGACTTGTCCAGTCTGTAAATTAATTACTGATTCTTCACCATATTTTTTTATTAGTTCTTTTTCTAGTTCGACAAACTTACTTTTAATTTCTTTTATCTTGCCGATGATGTTTTCTTTCTGGAGCTCTAAGTCTCCTAATGAAATTTTAGATTGCGTAAAAGAATTGTTTAATTCTTGTAATTTACTTAATTCTTCTGATGTTAACTTTTTTGACATAATTTTAAATTTAATTTATTCTACAAAGATATGAATTTTATTCTTGATTGTTTTTTCTGCCTTTCTCCCAGCTGCGACCCACAAAGTATGCGCCATATACAGTTACTAGTAAGGTTTGAAAAATTGGAATATAGGCTTCAGCTATTTTAAATTCCCCAATATTTCCATCAGTAAAACATAATGCTGTAAATATTACTGTTAAATAAATAAGAACCATTGGTCTAATGTTCTTAGACAAAAAAGAATCTGATTGCATATCATACTTCCAGCGTTCTGTTACCTGCTGTTGAGCTTCTTTATCGGCCTGCTCTAATATCTCTTGGATTTTTTGTTTTGCTTCTAGTCTTTCTTCGTCTGTTGTAACTAAATCATCAATAACATCACCAACTTGTTTTATAACACCTCCTGTTAACCATTGTATAATTTTCTTCATAATCCTTTATATTCATTAAACGCATCATAGCTTGGACAAGCTTTGGTTGAAAAATCCCTATGGCCATGTATAGAGGCTTCAGGGAATATGTTTTTTAATAATCTTAACAACAAAAGAAAGCTTGCTATTTGAGCACTTGTTCTATTGTCCTCTGGACACATATCTTTATCAACCCCACCAGCATAACAAATGCCAATTGAATTTTTATTGTATCCTTTAGTATGAGCTCCTGATTTTTCTAATGGTCTGCCAATTTGTATTTGACCATCTCTTTTAATAAAAAAATGGTAGCCAATACCTGACCACCCTCTTTGTTTATGCCATTCATCTACTCTATCAGCATCAATATCCATGTTAGGTGGAGTTGCTGAGCAGTGAATTATAATCTTATTTATTTTTCTTTTCATTATAATTAATCCATATTCTTTGAGCCGTATAAACTATAGACGCTACTAATAAGATTAATTTTAAAACCATCTCTACGTGAGTCATTGAAATAGCAAGGCTAAGAAAGTTAATAGCGTATATTTTTATATCCTGCAAATTCATTACTCTTTAATAAGTATATACTCTACTTCTATATCTATAAGTGCACTATTGTTCTGAATATATCCTACCATAGTGCAATAATTTCTCCAGCTGTTGTTTCTGTATCAAAAACTTGAATTACATTAACAGGAAAAAACTGTCCTGAATAAACCCCAACAAAAGTTAATATATCTCCTCCTGCAGTTTGAACCTTTATATTACCTGGTATTCCTATGTATAAAGCACAACCATTGTTGACGCCATCTGGATTTGAAACATTTGGTATCAAGTCTGTGTCGCTGGGGTTTACTATAGCGGCCCTATTAGCTGTTAATTTTGTATATGCCATTTTTTATTTGGTATAAGGGAATTTTCTATTTAAACTGTCTCTGCGCTCTTTGCAGCCACAAGGTTTCCCTGTTACCTTGCTTACAGTATCAACCACTTTTTTTATTCCAGTTACTGTTGTTACTTTTTCTATTGTATCTCCTAAGCCTCTTGATTTCATCACTAGCTTTTTACGTAAGTTTTTTGCATATTACATTCGCACATTTTATTTGGACACTTCTCAATGTCTTTAAAACTGACAGCCAGCATCCATGAATTCCATGCACATTGGAATTTACACCATACTGATTGCATCCACAATCCTAATTTTACAAAAGCTTTTCCCATTATAATTTTTTATTTTTCAATATTTTCTTTACGCTTCCGTCATTAAAGGTAATTGAATCTCTACTTGTTCCATGACCATAATGCATAGTCCCTGAAGTTTTATTATTTCCTTTACCTCCTATCGCTTCTGTAGCTACTTCACGTGCGTGCTTTTTAAGTAGCGATTGAGCTTGTAGACATCTTGCTTTTTTTACTGGGTCTTTAATAGATTGACACGACATAAGTTTATTTTTTATTTACAAAGATACTAATATTTTCCTTTACGAGTTTTTGGGGAAGACTTTGTTGAACCGCCTTTTCCAGCCCATAAATTCTTACATGCCCAATAGCGTGCTGTTAGTTTTGATTTTGCCGTTCCACACTTGTGACGTGCTTTGAAGCTCTTTCGTGCAGCAGCAGAATAATTGTGCCCATAACCCTTTGCTCCAAAGTGAATTAGCTTTTCCGTTCCACCCTCACAAGCTTTTACCATTTTCTTTTTCCCAGCTCTATCGGAAGCCCTTGGTTTATTGCAGACCATTTTGCTTTTGTCTGCCATTAATATGTTTCTCTAAATGTTAAGTAAGCTTCCATTTCTGCATCATTAGTGGCTATTGAACCATTTTCAACTCCACTTACATTAAGAATGTCTCCTTTTGAAAATGTTACACTTCCGTCCCAGCTTTTAAATGGAAAACTTCCAGTATCTGCTGCGGTAAGTTGTACTCCTATTTGTGCTTGAAGTGAATAATTCGCCTGCACTGTTGTAGAAATATTTGGTGAATTTAAAGTGTATAAGAATACAGTCCAAGTATCACTACCTACTATGTTAACTGCAGTGTTGTGAATCCATTTTGTAGTCACATTCTCAAGTACACAATCAAAAGGAATTACAAATACAGAACTATTTGCCGCTACAGGCGAAGCTGATGCTGCAAACTCTAAGGTGTCTCCAAATATTCCTGGGCTACCTCCAAATAAATTCTTCCATATTCCTGTCACAGTAATTTTGTTTTGAACCTGAGTAGATATTTTTAAGTCAATACCAGGACTAGGGTCTGCTGTAAAGGTAATATTCTCTCCTGCTTGAATAGTTCCTGAATATACATTACCTGCGTCTGGTCCAGAAATACCATCTAATACAATATCAAAAAGAGTTGAGGAGGTATTGACAAAGCTTAATCCATAAGTACTATCAAGTTCTGATGGTTGTATTTGTATATTATCCGCTCCCTTGTATCCAACTACATAATCAACATCGGTATGTGATGTACCAACCACAAAATCACTAAATCTTTTATTTGCCATTTTTTGTTTTTTTTATTTTTTATTATGGGCAGGTTTCTGGTATCATTCTGCCGTTATTAGTTATGTTTATTTCTTGAACGCAGAATTCACCAAGCTCCGTTATTATAAAGCATAGTTCTGGTATGTTCTCGTTTCTTTTATCTTGAAATGGTATTCCATTTCCATTACCTATAGCTGTCCCCATTATGCGTTTCTGCTTTTGCTTGCTTTATTATTTTCACCAAAACTTCTCATGCCTCTAAGTCTAGTTGCAGCAGTTACCACTGGTTTCTTTTTATTTCTCTCTTTATCTAAAGCAGATTGCAAATTTTTAATTTTAGTTATTGCAGCATTTCTAAAGTTCACACTGTTGTTGTCTTCAGCTTTATCTTTAGCTTTATCTTTAGCTTTATCTTCTTCTTTGGGTTTAGTTTCGTCTGACATAATTTATTATCTTTGTTGCAAAGTTACAAAATTTAATTTATGTCTATTCGAGGTTCTGACTACCTGAAATATTGGAGGGTTATTAGATATTTTATAAAAGCTAAGTACGGATTATCACAAGCCGATTTAGACATGCTGCTCTTTCTTTATTCTGAAGATTACTTCTCTAAAGATAAGTTCAGTGAGTTTGATGAATTACTATCGTGGGACGTTAATAGATTTGACAGACTACTTAGAGATGGATGGATTGAAGTATTTAGAAAAGGGACTAGAAATAGAAAAGGAATATATCAGTTATCATACAAAACTGAAAGAGTTATAAGTGGAATATATAAAAAACTAGAGGGTAAAGAGATTCCTACCAGTACATCATTTAACCCCATGTTCGCCAAGAACGTGTCATACACCGACAAGGTGTATCGAAATTTTATAATTCAAATTAACAAAGAGATTCGTGATGCAAAAAAATAACTTTGATATTCAATATGTTCTTGACAAACTAAATCTAACTCTAGAAGAATTAGATAAGTTATCAGATACTGGGCCTGTTATAGATGTTAAGTCTTATATTACAGAACGAAAGAAATCAAACATACATGGATATGGAATGTTCGCTAAAACTAAAATACTTAAGAACGATTTAATTGGAATGGCTTCTATTGATAATACTTACAAAACGTATCTAGGCAGATACACTAATCATTCAGCCAATCCGAATATATCTTTTCTATATAATCAATCAAATGATTTATTAGCAAAGGCCCTGCAAGACATAGAAGCAGGAGAAGAATTATTTTTAGACTATACATCACATTTTCTTAATCCACAGTATTTATAATACTACAACTACATCCCTTTCTTGAATTACAGTAAACTTATCATTCTCTATAAGCATTGTGTATCCCTGTCGTTTATCGTAATAGATAACATCGCCCTTACTTATGACATCAACATTAGTTCCTGGCTCAATTACTTTTCCTTTACTGTATCTAAACTGAGACGTATCTTCGGTAGATAATAGTAGTCCTGATGAGGTTTTAACCTCTTCATGAATTACTTCAATTAAAATATTTTTTCCTATTAACTTCATATTGTTTGATAAATTAAAATTGTTTCTACTGAGCAGTCATCGTTAGGACACGAGTGGTTAGATACTATCCCTTCGTCTTCCATTCCGTAATCTTCATAGCTATGGTCTCCTCCCCATATTAATT